CCGCGGCAAGCCCGCTCGCGAGCGCTTTCTGATTATAGCCTGAGCCATCCCGGCCCGCCGCGGCAAACGAGCCGTTCACACCCTGGGTGATATTATCCCTGAGCGCCTGCAATTGATCGCCGATGCCGGGCGTCTGCATCGGGTTGTAGTTGGTATTGTTGGCCAGTGGCGATGTATTCGCCCCGTATTGATTGTAGGCTGCCTGGACCTGTGGCGCTTGACGGAGGGCGCCGCCGCCGGCCAGCAGCGAGGACGTGACATTGTTGATTTGCGGCGTGAACGCAGCGCTTCCATTGGCGTTGTTTTCGATCGTGCCGATCGCGTTGCTCTGCGCTCCCGTGATGCCGCCCGTCTGCGGCAGATAGCTCCCGAGCTGGCTCAGGATGCCACCCAGAAGCGGCTGCGCCTGCTGCCATGGCTGGGTGGTGCTCTGCTGGGTTTGCGTCTGTTGACTAGTGCCGCCCAAGTTGCTTCTCCAATATCACGTATTCGGTCTTGTAGCCTTCCAGCACACGCTCCCAGCCGCGCCGCCCGTAAATCCGCATGGCACAGCAGCCTTCATTTCTGGCATATTGCTCGATCTTTTCGAACAGATGCAGCCAGCGCTCGCGTTCTTTGCCGCTGCATGCGGTCAGGATACAGAGCGAGCGCATTCCCGCTCTGATCAGGTGCGTGGTGGCCGCAGCTTCGATGGCTTCGCCATTCCATGCGATCCAGAGCAGTTGATCGCCGGAAAGGACGTGGCGCTCGATATCCGCGAAATCGCTCAGATCCGTGCGCTCGATGGCCTCACGGATCAGATGGCTCGCAAACGGCCAGAACTCGGCGACCCGTTCCGGAGCGACACAGATCAATTCCATCAGGCGATCCGGATGGCGGTTATGGAGCAGTCTTTCGAGTTGCCGCTCGCATTGAAAGTCATGCTTCCGCTCGTGCTGGAAAAATCGCGGCATGAAATACGAAGATTGGCAGCCGGACCCGTAATGACGCCGCTCAATGTCATCGTGGAGCTAAAACCGGCCGCGACCTTCGTCAAAGCAGACGCTATGACGCTCGTTCCGTCCCAAAGCTTTGCGCCGATATTGTCGGCCGAACTCGAGAACACCGTGACCGTCCCGCTGACAAACCATGTCCCCGTTGTGCCCTGCGCAATCGAAGGGCCGTCGAAATAATTGGCAATGTTGTTAAGGAGAACATCGGCGCCTAAAGACGCGGTGATCTTTGAAAGACCGACACTCAAGGCGCCGGCATATGTAAGGCCATAGCCAGGCGTTTGGAGCGCCGTGATGCTTGTCGCGTTAGCCGTGATGCTTGTCGTGTTATCGCTGATTTTCTTGGCATGATCCTGCAAAGCCATGTTCTGCTTGCTCGGATCGCGCTCTTGGGTTCCCGGCGCATAAACCGTCATGTCGATCCATCCTGCGAGGTGTCAGGTTCGATGCCTGCACAGAAAGTCCACGTGGTTCCCGCCGGAATACGGCCCTTGAACCGCGCATATCGCGTCGATAACCTCAAATCGACCTTGCCGGTTCGCGCAGTGATCGCGACTTCCGTGCCGTCGCTTGGCGTAGCCTGCTGTGTCTCCCGTGCCGATAGCGAGCCGAAGAACGAGGCCGCGTCGGTGATCGGCCGGAAGCCATTCACGAACAGCCGTTCGCCGTCGGTGCCCTGCTCCGCGCTCTCCATGGTGGCTTCCAGATTCGGACCCGTGAAATAACCGAGCTTATGGCTGGCATCGAACGCGGCGATTTGCGGCTGCACCGACGTTGCATAGGCATCCAAGGTCAACGTGAGGGCATCGATCGAGGTCGAGATCGTATCCAGCGATTCCAGCGTAATGCCGGGCTGCGAGACGCCGAGCAGATATTCGCCGGACACGGAAAGCGGAAAGAAACGATCGAGAACCGGATCATACCCAATGATCTTGTCGAATAGCCCAGTTTGACCCGCACCGGATTTGTAGGCCCAATAGACGAATGATGTTCTTGGGTCCGCCGCCCCGATCATCAATTGCAGATTGGTGCGGTCAAGATCGTTCAGAAATGTTCTGTCTACGCGCTCGCGGCCGATCTGTGTCGGCAACTGGCCGGCGTCGATTTTCTGAAAGCCCTTGTTGGAGTAGAAATAGATCGTCGAGCCGGCGCGAATGATCGATAGCGGAGCAAACAGGCCCATGTCCTGCGTGACGCGCTCGATCTGGAAGATGATATCCGATCCCGGAATATAGGACATGCGGCGAATGGCCTGATCCTGGAAGATCGTGCCGAACTCGCCACCGCCGACGCCGCGAACGATGCCCCCATCCGGGAAATCCTGAAAATCGGAGCTATTCGTTCCCGCCGTCCAGCTTGCCGACGAATTGAAATCCCCCAGCCCCGACCATTGAATCCGGTAGGGTTGGGACAGCAGTCCAGACAGCACCAGAAAGCGCCCGACGACAGAGATATACGCCGCTTGCGGCGGACTGCCGAGAGAGTTGCTGAAAGCGGTCGCCGACGTGAGATCGAAGACTTGAAGCGGCTCGTTGGCCTGAGTGGCGAAAACAAGATTGCCCGTCTGCGCGAACTGCCATTGGGCATTTGAGGACAGCGCCGAATAGTGCGACGTGATGGACTGCGTGCCGCTTCCGGCCGATGAGGTGTTGATCGCAGCCCCGCCCGGCGTGGCCGATACATTCAGGCTCGATCCGGTCGGACTCTTGGCGTAATAGACGGTCCCTGCAGTCAATCCCGTTGGCAGGCTACCCGTTGTCGAGAACACGACGGGTTCACCCGCGACAAACGAGTTGCTGACCGTGACGACGGCCGGGCTTGCATCGGAGATCGTGCAGGTTGCGACCCGGCTAACCGGGGTCCAGCTAAAATTCGTGTTGTTGAGCTGGTACAGACCGACCGACGTACCGGCATAGACCTGGATCGAGCCATCGGATTTCAGGGCGTAGAAGCCGCCCCGACAGATATCCGGCAATCCTTGTGTGGCTTCGGCGAAAGACGGAAGCGGGCCATAGCCATCGCCGCGCGGCAGCACGTTGAGGATATTGTGCGCCTGCGTCTGCGATTCATAATCCGAGGTGTCTGGCTGCCAAGTTCCCCAAGCGAGCAGGCCCATTAGCAATGAATCCCGCACACTTGGACCAAAGCAATCTCTGCTTCAACCCCAGCACCAATCAAAACTTGTGCCTGCTTATATTGATAAGCATAAGGCGATAGGAAATCAGCTAGGCAGCCCTTCTTCCCGAAAGCTTCGACTCGAATACTATTACGCCTATTAGCAGCTTGCTCTTGGGTCGTTGCCCAAAAACCTCCGCAATCGCATACAAATTTCCATTTGTTGGCGACCGGCTCAACAGCCATTAATCGACCGAAACGATCACCGGGCTTAATTTCGAGCTTGCGCATGTCAGGGCGTTATCCCAAACACGCGGATGGCCATGCCTTGGCGCTCGTTGAAATCAACGCGCTGGATTTCATCGAAGGCTTCATCACGGCGCTGCTTCCACATCGCAGCCAGCGGAAGCGCCGAGCCCTTGTTGAAGAAATTGGCCTCGCATAGCGTTCCGAACAGATAAACGTCCGGATAGTTGGTATAGAGCCAGTTCAGGCTTGACGAGAGTGCAGGCGTTTTCTGGTTATAGACGAGCTGCAGCCCGCTATCATCGAGCGGCGCAATCGACAGATTGCCGCCCTCGATGGTGAATACTTGTGGCGTCCCCTGAATGGTCGTTGGCTCGTAGAACTGCCAAACAGAGGGATGGACATAATCGAGATCGACGTTGAATGATCCCACCCATGTCACGCGCCGATAGCCCAGGAAATCGCTCGGCAGTGTCGCAACGCCGTTCGTCGTCGCGAGCGAAACAGTCGTTTCCTGTTGCCGAACCTTCAGCTTGCGCGCCGCCGCTGCCTCGAACAGCGTGATCATGTCGGGGATGAATGGATTGAGGTCTGTCCGCGCGAGCCAGTTTGCCACCTGGGTTTGCAGATCAGCGTAGGAAACCAGGCTCATGAGCCAAATCCCAGGAAGCCGTTGATGTGGGCGCAGTCAGTGCGCAGATAGCGCCACTCCGGGTCTTTCAGCTTGCGTTCGACCACCGCATCCATTTCCGGGTTGAACAGCCTGATTCCGACATTGCCGCGCTCATACTCCTCGTTGAGCCAGCGCATCAGGATCACGTTCGGGATCGAGGCGACATGCCGGCCCCAATCGCTGCGCTGTTCCTGCTTTTGCAGATCTTTATTGCGTTCCAGGATCGGTTCGACGTCTTGGATCATTTCGATGGCGATGTTATCGCCATCGCCATGAAATTTCAGCATCAGGCACCTTCGGTCACATACAACGTCCCGCCTGCCGAGACCTGCACGGCCTTGACGGTCTGTCCCGGCCTGACCGTGAAGTATTCCGGTTCGAGGGACGGCACGTAAGCGCCGCTCGTGCTTGATGGCGTGGTGCCATCCGTGGTCACGAAGGCATCCGTCGTCACCAGCACGCGGACCTTGGTCGTCTCGCTCCCGACAGGACCATAAGAGCCCGCGGTTGCCGTATAGGCCGCATTGCCCGATGTGCTGATCAGGATGGTTCCGATATATTGCTGAGCCATTCAGCATTTCTCCAAAGAGAAGAGAACGCCCACCGCGAAGGGTGAGCGCTCTGGGTTAGACAGTCGCCCGGATGACGAGACCGAACGCACCGGGAATCGAGGCGCCCGTGCCGCCCGATGGCGTCCATTTGATCAGGTCGCCTTCGTTGATGTAGATGCCGGAAGTCGAGCCTGCGCCCACGAGCGGCAGTTCAACCACGGCGCCGGGACCGCCGGAGCCGGCCGCAATCGTCAATGTGCTGTTGGCGATGTCGGAGCCGCCGTTGATGGTAACGGCAACCGTGATCGTGCCGGTCGTGGTGCCTCCGGAGGCCGCCATGACGCGCTGGACATAGCCGGAGTTGGTGGCGATCGCATAGCCAGCCACGGGCGTGGTAGCGATCGAGGTGGTCTGAGCATCGAGCGCAACCTCGTTATAGGTGCGTGGGTTGGGAAGAGCCATTCAAGTCTCCAAAGAAAAAGGGGGCGCAAGGCCCCCGTTGAGGTTGTCCTGAGTGGCCTCTTACGAGGTCGTGAGATCGAATACGCCGCCGGACGATTTCTCGTTCCTGGCCACCAGTGCATATTCGGTGACGACCGCGCGCCGCTCGCTGTCACCCGTGCGCGCCAGCGGAATCGAGACCATGTTACGGCCCTTGATGTAGGCCAGCGCCCATTTCTCGACTTCCAGCACCCACACATCACGCGCGCGGCTGAAGCGATTGGGGATCACCTTCATCTTGCCGAAGTCGGATTCGTAGGCATCGACCGCCGCTACGATCTGCCGGCTGGTGGCCTGCTCGACAGGCGTGGATCGGCCGGTGAAGGTCGAGAACACCTGCTTGTTGAAGGCGCCAGTCATGATCATGGTGGGCTTGCCGCCCGCCGTCCAGATCGAGTTGATGACGCCCTTCAGCAGCGACTCGGTAAACGCGCGCTGCGTGCCATCGGTGCGGGTGCCGGTGCCGTCCGCAGCCGACGGATCGGAACCAGCCGAGCCCTTGGACGTGTTCGACTTGACCCACGACAGCAGCGAGGCCGTCTTGCGCACGGTCGTATCGTTGCCGCTGTTCTTGGCCTGGTTAGTGCCGCACAGCACCGTCTCGATGTCGCGTTTGAGCTCAAGGCCCTTGAGCATGACCTGATAGTCAAGCTCGTTGCCGCGGCCGGCATGTTGCACCGCCTGCTGGGTACCGCTGACGGTCGCCGCCTTGCGGCTAATCTGCGCCACGTTGCCGAGACGAACGGTCGCGGTGACGGAATCGGCCGTGATATCGTCACCTTCGAGCTGGGCGTTGGAGCCAGACGCCGCAGCGAGTGCCTGGGTCTGCCACTCATGCAGCACGGCAGTTGCGGTTTCGCGCTCCACCGCGGACGTGAACGGGGTTTCGGTGGGATCGATGCGATAGATGAAATCCGACAGATCTTCGCGATTGCCGATCGCCTCATAGGTGGCGAGGGCATTGGTAGGGAGTGCCATTTATTCTATCCTCTGGATGATTTGCGAGCCTGCCAGAGCGCAAAAGCGTCGTTGACTGAGCCGGTCTCGCTGAGACGTTGATTGAGAGCCTGGATGCTGGCGGACTGCGAAGCGCCGCGAGGCTGCGCAGCACCGGGCCGTTGAACGGGTGGGACAGGCTTGGGGACTGCCCTGGCGGGCGCGTTCTGAATGTCGCGGTATTTCATGCCGTCGAGGATGAGTGATTGAATGCGGTGGTCATGCAGGGAGAGCCTCTCCTTGCCATTCCACAGGTCAGCCAGTTCCTGTTGGGTGAATCCGCGATCAGTCAGGAATTTCGGCGCTTCCTTCATGAGATCGCCAAGCTTGGCCTTGTCGGCTTCGCTAAGTGATTCCTGAAATTTGGCGCCTTCGTTCTGAACGTGCGAGGCCCA